ACGTGTTTCAGTACCTTCCTTTGATTGAACCTGGCGTGCTCCGATCTTTTCGATCACTGCGGGGAATTCACCTTGCGGACACGGAATGACTTTGGTGGAATTCGAGCCGGAGATGGAAGAGCTGAGGAAGGAATCTGCGTCGAAAGTCATGATGAAAAGAGTCCTGAATTTAGGGTTGTTACTATGTAGGACCGGCGAGCCGGTAGAAATTACTATAGACGAATGAGGTCCAGAGTAGAAGGGAGTTTTTACATATCTTGTCGAGAGTCTCCAGTGTGAGTTGAGAATTATTTACCGTGATTAATATGGATTAATCGCGGAAGGAAATGCTATTCAGCTTCCTGCACTACATCGACAAACCGACCGCCGCGCGCTTTCCACTTAGCGAGAATTGGCTTGAAATCCGGGGAAAGACCAGCTTGAATCGGCAGATTACGCGTTTTGACATCAGCCTGTCCGTTGCCCGTGTCCCAGCTGAATTTACTCCCTTCGCGGACCGTGAGGATAACGTCGGAAAACATCGGCGGGAGCTTCGGAGCCAGCTTCGCCCCCAGCGTGCTGACCATGAGCTTGATCCCGCCGAGAATCTCGTCCTTCTCCCGCTCGACGTGAGCAATCAGCACGAAATGACACTTACATGCGTCCGTCCACAGCCGAACAATCTTCTCAATCTGATCCTGCGCAATGCCCCAGTCGCTGACATTCTTGACTGGCTTATTACCGACGACAAGAGCCATAGCCATCTGCGCTAATCCGGCCATTCCGTCGACGATCAAGCATTTGTTCGGCCCCCATTCATCTACGCAGCCAAACTTCTTCCCCGTGCGGTCATCCGGGAAATCATTCAGCGCATCGAGCAGTGCGACGAACCGATTGTGCTTGCTTCGGTTTGGGTCTTGCGTCTTAGCTAGCGTCTCCAACGACATTGTGTTGATTCGCTTCGCTCCGTCGAGCAAGTCCTTAAATGAGGCTTTGGCTGACACGAGATCATGCCAATGGAGATTGTCCGGGACCGGCTTGCCTCTGTCTTTCCAGTAGCCGAGAAGTGTTTCTCGCCCTGGTTCCAGACCGAGGTAGAACACTTCCAGCTGAGGCTCAGCATCTACCAGCGTCCCGATGCTGTGTGTTTTGCCTGTCCCTGCCGGACCCATCAGCATTACGTTCAGTCCGGGCAATGCCGAGAACTTATCTTCATTCGAGACAACCGCTTCAGTCATGCTTTTCTCCATAGAATTCCAGGTACATACCGGGGAACGTCGCTCGATGTTTCAGGGCTTCGAGTGAGTAATACCGCTTCCCGTCAGTAAAGGTGATGTTTTTCAGCGCTAGATACAGAGGTGCGTGTGCGCCGTCCAGTACCTTCACAGGCAGGTGCTTCAACTCCGCTGGAAGGTTTCGCAAGAACTCTTCCAACTCCCCTATCGATGTGCTGTCAGGATCTTTCGACAATTTCTTTCTCCCATAAACGCAGGTGTAGTTCAAATTCTCTCTTCAACATTTCCGGCGGCATGCAATCGTAGAGGTCTGGCTCCCATGCAAGAATCAAAGACCCATGGACGACATAGGGGGATACTCCGGGGTGTTTTTCGCAATACCCGCCGATGATCCGCCACTCCCTCTGCGAGTTTTCTACGGGCATGCGCGCCCATATTTCCCCGCATGTAGGACAAAACATTGCGTACGGCATCGGCTCTTGCGCCTCCGCATGCACGAATCGGATTTTGTCTTCACCGGAGCCGTAATACTGACCATCGATGAAAAAGTGGCGGAAGTAGGTCATCCCAGCAGCCCTTTAAGCTCGTCGCCCAAGGCAGTGGCATCTCCGCCCATTACGCCAGGAAGGCCGGGGGCCGGTGGAGCGCCTTCGGGACGGACATACCCCCATTTGGCTTCATAATCAGCGACGGAGATTTCCTCCCGTTCCAGCGGGTCCCAAACTTTCTGGACGAATTGCGCCGGCAGCCATTCCTCGGCATTGGACGACTTGCAGACGCGTTGAAACTGGCAACCGCCGTACTCCGTACATGCTCCGTCGAAGTCATAATCCCAATAGCCTTCTTCCCAGCAGCGAATCATCCGCTGAATATCCCGAACGGTCTGCCGTTCCCAGCGCTCGATTTCGTGCGGCGCTCGGTAGGTGGGAACTTCCATCGTGTCGTACTTCGTCTTGAGGATAGAAATACCCCGGACGATCGTCCCTTGGGGTTTGATCCCCTGCTTGAACAGCGCCCAATTGTACCCGGTGAATTGGCTGCGCATCTCCCACTGCCGGGACCACGTAGCGCCTAAGCTGCTGGTGGTCTTTTCGTCGTAGTTCCAAATTCCGGTTGAATGACGCTTGGCAACCATGTCGGATCGACCAGTGTAAAGAATAGGATGGCCGGTGACAGGATGAGCAACAGGCAAGGGTTCAGCAAAACTGAACTCAATACCGCGCTTGCCGGATGGTAGTTCGATAGGCTCTGCACCGTCGGCTCCGAGGGGGTAGTTGAACAGGTAGAACTCGAAAGCACCGAGCATGCGTTCGAGCGATTTTGCTGAATCGGCCGGGCATTCGAAATCGCCGTAAGCCTTGGTGAGGGCAATCATGCCCTCAGCCTCGGCTTCGTCGGCGGACTTGCCCTCGACGTAGAACACCTCCCGAGCGCGTTCGATTGCGGAGGCAAAAGCGCCTCCGGCGACGAGATGAACTGATTTCGCGACAGGCTTCCAGTGCTCGACGAACGAGAGAAAGAACTTCTGAGGGCATGCGCGGAAGGCAGCGAGTAGGGTGCTGTCAACCGCGTTGGGGAACATGGGGCGAAATTTCTGCATGATGTTACTCTGCCCCCATCCCAGCCTTCTTTGCGAGCCATGCGCCAATACGCAAGACAAGCGCATTTTCAGTGGTTCCATAGCCATCTTCGTTCTTCTGCTTGCGAGATAATGGACAATCGATTGCATCGACCAAAGAATGCGCAGCATCAAGTTCGGCTTCAGCTTTTGCTGCACGTTCATTGGCCCAACGATAGCTGTTTTTCTCGCTTTCGATCTGTCTCTTCAGCTCTTCGACAGTCTTCTGATGTCTTTCGGCTTCTTCGCGTGAGGCGCTCAGTCGTTCTCTTTCGATATCCTTCGCAACATTGTCGGCGTGGCGGAGAGCCATTTCTAGTTTGCTGACCTTCTCCTGTAATTCGGTGATAGTGATACGTGCCATGATAAACCTCAAAAAAGAGTAATGCGGCGGGTAAAAATTACTTAAAAATTCGACCACTCGGCAGGCAATCCCTGCCCGAGATTGCGGTACATTTGCTCGATCGCCAGTCTCAGGATAGCGATGCGGCGCGCGTCGGAAGTGGAGCCGCCGGCGGGCAGTTTGATGTGAAGCTGCCGCAGGGCGTCCTGCACGTTCGCTTCGTTGACATTGAAGCTCAGGGAGCTTTTAGCCGATTCGGCGATCAGAGCCAGCGTGACGCCGGGCAGCCAAGTCGGCTCGTTGTCCTGAAGATACTTGTAGAGCTGGAAGACTTGCAGCGAAGTGAGCCGGTTGATGGATTTCTTTTCCATGATAAGCCTCTTAGTGCGGTAAGTGGAACTGCGGATTGCGGAGCCGTTACAGCCCCAATTCCTTCAACAAATCATCAGAGTTGATATCCTCTGGCTTCAATTTCTTCGGTTTTGCTGCCGCTCCAGCCTTAGCTCGCGTTTTAGGTTTTGGAGTTTCGAGCATTGCACGTTCTTTGCGAATGGCCTCAATTGCGAGCTTCATCTCTTCTGTGGTGATCGTGCCAGCTGCGGCTTTCTGTCGCCAGAGCTGAATGTTCTCGTTGATGAAAGTGGAGGTCATGACTTGAAAATCTCCGGGTCGAACTTCTCCCACAACGAATGGACGTAGTACGCATTGATGTTGCCTTGGCTTTCTTCAGAATCGACGAGAGAAACCAGTGCGTCGTGAAGCTCTTCGGGAATCAGAACGAACTTCACCCCGTCGATGGTTGTTTCTTTTAGGTGGTGCATTCAGCCTCCTATGAGGGTTATTTACCGCGATTAACCTATATTAATCGCGGCATAAAACTAGTTCAATTCAGTATCATTGCTCTTCATCCCAGACTTTATCACAATCTGGGCAGCGACATCTCCACCAATAGCGATCGAGGCTTCTGTCGTAGTTGCCGGTATCGCTTCTAGCTTCGCGAGTACGCCGGAAATGGGGGCAATTGTCCTGCAATTCTGCTAATGCTTGCGAAAGGGTGCGTATCTTACGCAGAAGGTATTCGCGAGATTGCCGAATCTCCTCGCACTTCTCCAGCACTACGCTAGGTAAAGTCTTTTTCTTCCCCGGCTGACCGCTACGTACAGACATTGAAAAGCCTCCCTGCGATTACGGTTGTAGAGAATATCCTGGTAATCCACGTAGACATTCGTGTAAGTGCTACCTTGGCTCCGGTGCGCTGTCAAGGCATAACCGAAGCGAATATCGTGAAACAGCTCTTTATGCTCCCAAAACCGCTTCCAGAGCTTCGGATTGCCTCGCGCTTCATGCGCCAACATTTCACTGTCATTCGCGAACTGTTGCGTGGAGGCTGGATGGCAGACTAGCAGCCGCACAAGTCGGTTATCTTCGGTCCGCGATACCAACTCCATTGCGTGGTACTTCGGCTCCAAGGGATGCTTACACTCTAACACCTTCTCGACAATGGCTTCATCGTCGGTGGACAGCAAAGGATCATCCCCTCGTTCGCAAGGACCAGCTGCGACGATTCGATCACCAGGGAGAAAGAAACCTGGCTCTGCCGAAGCTCCGAAGATAGCTGCTCTGGCGATCTGGTTGTATTCATCAACCACTTTATTTCGCCAGGAAATGATTTTGGTCGTGCGTCCGTCGGCGAATTCACCCCGGGCTGCTGCAGCGAAGATTTGCTTTCGGAAATCCAGTTTGCTGATTTTCCAGACTCCCTCTTCCCCATCGTTATCAGAGGCTATTTTGATTGAAGGGGCCGGGCTGAATACAACCTCTCGAAGAGCCGAAGCGAGGGTGAGGATTTGATTGTCATGGCGCATCACTCGGGTTAGCTGAATGCCGACGCCACCTTGCAGAGCAAGGCTCTCCGATTCCTTCACAGGAGGTAGCTGCGCAGGATCTCCCATGAAAACTACTCGCAGGTCCCACTTGTCGGCCACATCATTAAGCAATCCAAACAGATGAGCGTTAACCATGGACGCTTCATCGACGACGATAACATCGAGGTCACTGAGGTCGACAGGTTTTCCGTGGGTAACTTGCTTAGTCTCTCCATTCTTGTCGACCCGCAGGCCCAGCAGACTGTATATGGTGCAGGCTTCTCCGACGATTTCTCTGAGAACCTTTGCTGCCTTGTTAGTCGGTGCCGTATACGCAAAGCGAACTGCCGATCCAGCAATGCGCCGGGCCACTTCGCGCATGCACGAGGTTTTCCCGGTCCCAGCATAGCCTTTGAAGGTGAAGTACCACTCTGCGAGGGTGGGGTTACTGATGAAGTCGAGTAGGGCTTTGATCGCCGCTTCTTGCTCCGGTGTGGGTATGATGGTTTCGGCAACTGTGTAGAGAGTTTCGTCTGCTTGGGCTGTGATGATTTCTTGCGCATTCATGAAATGTCCTGTCTAGGCTAAGCCTAGGTGAAAGGGAAGTTGTCGTTATTCGTGATCGGGGACGGGGCTGTAATAGACAGCAAGACCGAGCATCTCTGCAATGCGATGCTCCCATTTCGCACCTTTGGAATTCTGCCAATCAGGGAGCATGAGAATTCCTTCGCATTCAGGCAGCGCGCGGACGCAAAAATGCATGTAGTACTGCCAGAGAGCTTCACCTTCAAGGGGATCGATCGGCCCTTCGATATGTGTGGGGTTGAACACATGGCAACCGTAGCTGAGGAGCATCTTCTCAGCCAACAAGAACTTCGGCTTGTTGTGTTCGGGGATACCAGTAACAGGACCAGAGATGTAAATAGTCTCGTTTTGCTGGAATTTCTTACTACCGACATTAGGAAAAAGAGTGCAGGTCTCTGGGGAATACATCTTGTCCCAAGTTGCCAGCTGCTCAAAGGACTTCCAGCAATTTTCTGCTGCGCTATCACGTTCCATCGGAATCATAGACCCTCCAGAGATTGTTGAATCGAAGCAACTTCACCATCGAGCTTCGAGAAGTAGTCGCGAACGAGGCTTTCGATGAAGGTGGATTTAGCTCCGTGCGGAATGCGTTCTTCGACTTCGGAGAACAGATGCTTCTCCATCCGGAGATTGAGATCGCTGGGCAAGCAGCAGCCAAAGCGAACGGGGGCAACGGTCTTTTTAGGACGGCCCATAAAAAACTCCTTCAGATAATGTTGATTTCCGCGCCATCCCAGCCCTGTTCAGGGTAGCAATTAGCGCACATGGATACTTGTGAGGTTCGGATTTCTACCTCTCGCGACAGGTTTGCGTACTCAATAGCCCCGCCGGGCTTGAATAGGGCAGTGCAACGCTGCTTCTCGCTGAATTTGCGGACGAAAACGCCTTCGATGGTTTTGTGCTCGCTGCCACAATGCGAGCAGAGCTGCGCGTAGCAAAGGAGCACAGCACCGAGGGACTTCCATCTCTCGCCTTTGTCTTTGAAGCGCTTAATGTCGGCTGCATGAGCTTCCATCTCGTCTTTCGTCATCCAGCCAGTGTTGATCTTCGGCTGTTCGACAGGCTTACCTTTGACAGCTGACTTGACAGCTTGCTTGGCGTTCTTGCGTTGCTGAACAAGATCCATGGATTCTGCAAGCAGATCGTCCAAATCCATATTGAGGGACATGCTACCTCCATGCGGAGAGGGGAAGAAAAAAGACCCTCCGGGGGAAGGGTCAAAAGGCGGATGGGACCAATCACCCGCCCGAGGGCTGGGATCGCGTTAATGGAGTCGGCGGGGAGAGAAGTAGCGCTTAAATTCAGCGGCCGTGAACCAGTAAGAATCCTCACCAAGCTTCACTCGAAACCATCCCTCCCCTCGGGCTTCCAAGCGGAAGGTAATTCCAGTCTCTTTGTCGGTGTAGAATTGTGCGTTTTGCGCCATGATTGCCTCCGTTGAACGTGAATCTATGTTAATCGAGGTGACGTGCGCATGCAATTAAGAGAATAGTCCACCGGGGAAAGACTTGAAAATGGCTGCGGAGGGGTTTTCTGCGGGGATTACTATGGATTAATCGCGGTGGGAAATAGGGGGAGGGCTCCTGGGCCGCTCCCCACCTCCACATTTCGCTACCAGTTGCTATCTGGCTTGCTGATGCGCTGCTCTGCAGTGTCAAATAGGAAGGTTAAATTGACCAGCACGGTTCGAATCACCCAGCGTCCCTGGGTTCTCTCCAGGCACAATGCCCGACTCCGCTTATCCAGCACTACTAGAAGGTGGTCCTTCGCGATTTAGAGGTCTTCAAACCTCATAGTTTCGCTAAGACGTGTGCGATCGTTCGCTGTCGTAGAAGTCTGCAAACTTTTTCGATATGAGAGCAGACTGCTAAAGGGTCTGTGGCTAGTTTACACTCCCTACCCAAGTAGAAAAGCCCACCGACTCCCGCACGAATCGATGGGCTTGCCGGAAGTCACAACCTGGAGGCTTGTCAGGTCTATTCCGGAAAATACTGGCGGCTCCTAGAAGGAATCGAACCTTCCCTTTCTGGTAGTGTAGCCAGACGTGCGCCATACACTTTAGAGCCGTTACGGTGCGGTTTGCCTTCCCGCACGTAACCAACCGTTCTTCAATGCTAACCCCAGGCGAGAGGGGTGTCGCACATTGAAAGTTAGTTGACTTACGACAGCCTGCTTGATGCATTTCCTCGACCCTTCGAGGCTCGCACCACTCATCTCGTGGCTGCTTGAGGGCTTCGCTATCGGCATCGCTAAGCCAATCTCCGTATGGTGTCACTGTGGATTTGTGTCCGCCAGTCGTTGCCCACTCGTGCCGAAGATCTGATCAGTGCAGGTACTCAGCCTTCACTCGCCTGGGTCATATGGAGTTAGGTTGAAAGCCTTTCCACGGTTTCCACAAGCACTCGACCGACCTTTCCCTGCGAAACTTCAAAGACACTTATCGCGGGAGTGGTGAAAGGGAGTCACCCCAATCACCGCGTCGCAGGTGACTAGCCCGCAACCTCCCTGGATAAGTACCCTTGAGGTGCCTGCGGCGCGAAAAGCGAACGCATTCGCGAAGTCCGGCCGCAGGCAGTCTCCCGTCCTTTTGATAAACCAGCTACGGGCCGCTGGTGGGGTTCTTACTCGTCGCCGCCGTTCAGCTCGCCGAGCAACGCATCCGTATCGATGCCATCGCCCTTCGGCTTCTGCTTTTTCTTCGCTTCCAGCTCCGCGATTACCGGCTTCAGAGCTGCGTTTTCGCGCAGGGCAAGCTTCTCTGCGTTGTTCTTGCTCTTCAGGAATTCGCGAACGGCTTCCGGCGTCTTGCCCGAAACCTGCACGAGAGCCTTCGCCAACACGCTGAGGCCGGCCATCGCGTTGCCTTCGCCGCGCGCACGCTCCGCACCCCACTCACCCTTGCCCAGTCGATCGATCAGTTCGTCGATCGCCAGGACTTGATCCTCGACATCGTCCAAGCCTGCGACCTCATCGCCGAGCTTCTGGCTAACGCCATGCGCTGCGAACCGTGCGAAGAGCTTGTCGGAAGCCTCGATCGAGAAACTGCGCGTTTCACCGTTGATGAAGTCGAGTCGCACGCCGACGTCGAAACCATTTTCCGAAACTTCCGTGGTCTTGATCAGGCGACGCTTGCCTGCGAAGGACACCTCACGGCCGTCCGTCATCACCACGATCTTGATTTCCTTCGCAGCCTTCGGGGCCGCCGCTTGCGTTTCGCTCATCGCATACTCTCCAAGAGTGTTTTGGGGTTAGGCCGTTCGTTGACCGTGAATGCAGAATAGAGGATGCGAGATCATGTGTCAACGGAGATTTCGCTATCGGGAGGTTTTCTCTCCCCTCAACCCCCGGAGTTTGTCTAAATTGGCATCGAGTGTTGACGGCCGCG